TTCATAGATGGTATACTAATACAACTGGGGTTTCATCCGAAAGACTTCGTATTGGACCAGAGGGCCAGATTGGTTTAGGTGGTAATAACTATGGAACTGCAGGTCAGGTCTTAAAATCAAACGGAAATGGCACTGGTCCAACATGGCAAAACTTATCTGGGTTCTACTTTTATGGAATACAAGACGCTTCGCATAATGTTTCTACTGGAACATATACACGTATTAGAAATTTAGGAAATGAAGCAATTAATGTTGGTGATTCATCAATCGCTGTCTGGGATGAAGACAATGGAACATTGACCATTGGAGACGATGGTGCAGGAATATACTATCTAGCAATGACCGCTGGTATCGACGATATTCAAGCAAATGATTATGTTCAGTCTGTTATTGGTAAAAATGGAGGTACTACTAGTGTAGGAACTGTTATAAGTGCTTATAGTAGAGATTGGATTGCTGGTAATCTTTCAAACCAAATTGTAACTACGAGAACGTTCGCCATTGCAGACTTATCTGCTGGTGATGTTGTTAGATTTTATGTCCATCACAATGAAGGAACAACTGAACCAACAGAACCAAACAGAACTTCTGCAATGGGGTATAAAATAAATTGATGTGACACTTGACAGACTGTCTACTATTGCCCCCGCGAGACCCGTGGGGGCTTTATAGTGTCTAGAGACACACAAAGGAGATGACCACCACCCACAAGTTAATCTTCATCGCATCTTTTATGTGGATGATGAATTGGGGAACCAGAGTTGTGTATCAAGGACTGTCACATGCATTCTATTGAAGTTGTCCCGTCATTCACTCCTGTCCCTTCCTGTAAACCCCTTCTTCATTGGTTTATGGGTGAATACCTGTCTGACCATGGTATTGACCTAACTGTGGTCTATATGGACTTGTCTGATGAGGGTGTGACTGGGTGGTGTATGAGAGAAGAAGACAATGAGTTTATCATTCAAATAGATGAAAATCTAAGAGGTGATGAACACGATAGGACAATTCTCCATGAGTGTTATCACATGTATCAACATCTAATGGGTATTCCACGATGTGAGATATGTGCTAATCTATCAGAAAACTTGTTACTTGACAAGTACAACAATCAGGACTAGAATAGGCTTGTCCTGGAAGATGAGGAACCTTTAAGTTATTAAGACCATGAAAACCAAGTTTGTTTGTGTACAACCGAAGACCAACAAGGCAGTGAATCGTTTTCATAACATGATGGACGAACTTCATAGTTGCCGAGTGGAACAAGAGACTGAAGATAAAATGTTTCTTGTATCAATCTCAGGTCGGTACCACTTCTGGATGAATAAGATGAACGATGATAATTGGGAAGTTATTAAGTAATCTTAACATTAATTGACTGCCTGTTTGTAAATACTAACATGGTGAAAAATTCGGAGGCTCTATGACCCATAGTCCAAAAGACAAAAAACTTTCGAGTCAAGAGATCGAATCCATGGAGATTGCAGTAGAGCAAGCTGACATCCGTGCCATTCATCCTGATAAGATGGAAGCATTTGCAGACTACCTAGTTCAAAAACTACAGAATGAAGAAAATTCAGGACCAAAATTTAAAGCTTGTGATTGCACTTGCGCAAGTGGACAATCTATTTGCTCTAGTGGAGGGAAACGAGTACGAAACTTATCTACAGATGAGTCTATGGAAGATCAAATCTGAACTCGAAAGACAGATGAAAAAGTGTCCACCATCACTTGACAAAGTATCTTAATTCTTTTATACTTTACATATAATTTCAGGAGTCAATGAAGTATCTCTACGTTGTAGATCATTATGTGCCATTTCCTCAGTCAGAGTATGGTGGTATTTGGGTCGTCAGAGCAGAATCTGATGAAGAGTGTTTTGATTTGATTTCGACACATGATGATCTATTTCCTCAATTTTATGGTAAATTGAGAGAGAACATCATGAATTCAAATAAATACGAATTGAGTGATGATTCACCTTCTGAAGTTATCGAGAGTTTTCTAACATGACTCAAAAACCAGAAAAAGATCCGAACGACAAGTATTCCAAATATGATTTTGGAATCAGATGTAACGAACATCACGATGAGGATGAATTTGATCCAGAAAAAGATGCCAAACTCGATGATTGGCACAATCGTCACAGGGATAAACTCCTAGACGAATTTTGTGATACACACCCAGGTGCTCCACAATGTAAAGTTTTCGATGAATGAATCAGAAAAACGTGCTCTTGGTCTTATGATCGAGAGTGTGCTTAAACCAGATAGTAAACTCCGTGAATGTGCTCACAATCAAGGATGTTTCGATGAATTGATGGAATGGCGTCAGGTGATGCTTGACCTACTATATGATTACAACCGACATGGAATTCCCGCACAAACCACCGACAGGGTATGAGTATTGGACTGACCAATTTTCTAAAACTGTTATTCGTATCTGGATTCGTAATATAGGGACAGAATTTGTCTACACAGATACACCTCCAAGTTCAGTCTGGGGGTTTTTCTGTCAAAAGACCAAACAATTCAAGGCTCCTATCAATCACAAGAAACCAGGTAAAGTTGTAAAACCAGAAGACACGACTCCTTATTCTGCAATGCAACTTAATCTTAATCCACTGATGTCTGCCTTCTACTAATGAAAGACTTAGATCCTTCTTCAATTACATTATCATCACCATCTAAATCATTTGCATATGAGAAGATGTCTCGTGATATTGACGAGTGTGATGACATTGTGGTGTTGAAGGATGCTCTTCGTTGTTATGTAAAGTTGTATTTTAAACAACAAGAAACTATTTCACTGATTGGAGTACCGAACATTAACGATGAAAACATTTGACGTTCAAGTCAATGATTATGTCAAATGGCATCATCATGAATGGATAGATGAAGGATGGGTATATTTCAAATGTGATGACTATATCACCATTGAAGTTGGTGTAAAACCTAAACCCTATTGTAATCTTGTCAAAAATAGGTTACACTGTAATGAACACATTCTAGTTGTCTGTCATACACAGTTTTGGGACGAACTAGAGTATATTAAAACAAGGGAAACGAATGATGAAAATTCGGAATGTTTTGTTAGGACTATCTCTATTGATCGTCCCTCCAGTAATGGCTGACGAGTCAAAGATTACCAAAGGATATAATACCATGGATTCCATGGGTTGTATGTTGGTAAGAGAGTGTACAAAAGATGTTGAAGAAGTTCATAGTCTTTTGGATATTTCCTCACAATATCCTAATACTGAGGAGTTTACATCATCATCCTACGAATTTAATACGATGTTGATGACACTCAATCAAATGGGTGTTAAAGTATATCTTGCAGATCAACGTTATTTTCCTGTGATGCATCGTGGTGTATATCACACTGTGAGTAACAACATCTATCTCAATCGTAGATATATGGGAGAACCTCATATTCTTATGCAATTGATGAGACATGAGGGGTGGCATGCTGCACAAGATTGTATGGCTGGTACGATCGAAAATAATATGATCGCTATCATCAAACCAGAAGAAGAAGTTCCTATGATCTGGCGTGTCATGGCGGAACGAACTTATCCTGCTAATGCTGTACCCTGGGAAGCAGAAGCACAATGGGCAGGACGTACTGAAGGTATGACACAAAATGCCCTTGATGCATGTGCAATAGGTAAAATGTGGGAAGAATATGATCCCACACCAATGACCAAAGAGTGGTTGATTGAAAACAATTACATCAAGAACTAATGAAAATCTTTTTAGACACAGCTGACACAGAAATCATCAAAAAGTATTGGTCTACTGGACTCATTGATGGTATCACCACAAATCCTTCATTGATTATGAAGAGTGGTCGTAATCCTGAGGATGTATATCAAGAACTCGTCGATCTGGGTGTTCCTGACATCAGTATGGAAGTTGTTGGATCTGACCTGGAAATGTATGACGAAGGTATTCGTCTGTATGAAAAGTTTGGTCCTGTCTGTACTGTCAAGGTCCCATGTACCCGTGAAGGACTTATCGTATGTAAGCGATTGTCTGAACAGGGTATTAAAGTGAATGTCACCTTGATCTTCTGTGCAGCACAGGCAGTTCTTGCGGCTAAGGCTGGTGCAACTTATGTTTCACCATTCGTAGGACGATTGGATGATCAATCTGTAGCTGGTCTTGAAGTTGTACGTTCAATTAGTGAACTATATCGTATTCACGGTATTCGCACTCAGGTATTATCTGCATCGATTCGTAGTGTTCAACGTGCGATTCGTTCTTGGTATAATGGTGCTGAGATCTGTACGATGCCACCTAAAGTATTTGATCAAATGTATGATCACATTCTCACCGATAAAGGTTTGGAAATCTTTGATAAGGATTGGAAAGAAGTATGTGGAGAATCTGGAGTCTAGCTCTAGGAAGAAAAGATGGACGAGATAATAGAGAAGCAGATATTATTGCTGGCATACGCACCTTTATTCTTGTGTGTTACATGGTTACCAATGTTGCTATCGTTGCCAACGCAGTAAGACATTGGAATGACGGTCAGTGTGACGACACTATATCTGGCACAATTCCCTTGACATTGGCATCTAAATAACATATGATTTACAGGTAGTCAACAGGAGTCACCATGTCTGCCACTTATCTTCCTCAGCGTCAAAAGTATCGTATCACGTTGGAACTCGATGTAATGGATGATTTTAATCCACATAACATCGATTGGGAAAAAGTTCTCGATGTTCAAGGTAACGAAAGTATTGATGCATATGTGGAAGATCTGTCTGTGCCAGACTGTTTCTTCTCCTGATATTATCGGGAGTGATAAATAAAATATATTATCACTCCCATCATGGCTTTCTACGCAACAAAACCATCTTTGATTGATTCATCTATTACACTCTATTATGCTGGTGGATCTAGATGGTCAGATCAACCATCTGAAAAAGTAACTTATGCTACAAGAGACGCTCTTGATCGTAAGGTTGCTAATGAAGATGGAAAAACTGGTGGATTCAAAACTGCAACAGTTGTAGAAGAATGAAGACTTTCAGAGAGTTTTTAGAAGCATATGATCCTGAGATTCAAGGTAGATCTCAGATCAAACAAACTGGCGAGGGTGGACGTAAAGAACCCAAGCGAGATACTGCGTCTCGTAGAAAACCAGGTGTCAAACCAAGAGTGAAAGCTATTGGTGGTGGTAAAACTGCACCAGTTGGTGAATATAAAGATAGAAAGGACATTGGTTCAACTAAGGCACGTTCTGAAAGAGAACAACAACCTACGAAAGAACGTGGTTCAGCTGAAGTTAAACAGTCTTATGCTGATAAAGTAAAGGCAGAACGTAGAAAAGCTGCACAAGCTAGAATTGCTGCGAAGAAAGCAGGTGGTGAAGTTAAAAAAGATACCACATCTAAGAAAGATGCTGAAAAGGAAGCATCTAAACTCCTGAAGAAGAAAGAGACTAAGAAAGTCAATCCTAACTATAAACCAAGAGAAGCATCTGGTTATACAAGACAAGAACGCATGAAGATTACTCGTGCAGGTGAACGTGAATTAAAGAAAGACTTCAAACAACAAGAGACAGACAGATACAAGAAGGAAACTGGTAAGAATCCTGATGCAAAAGGTAGAACCAAAATCATTGCTCGTGTCCATAAGAGGATGAGTACATGACACAAAAGATGATGCGATTGTTCAATAATCTTACAGAAGCTCGAACATATGTGAGAAGTGAAACTGGTTGGACAATTGCTCGCTCTAAGCAATATGTTGACAATAATATTACCATGAGAAATGGTAACAAAGTCTGGGTAGTTTTACCATGAAAACATTTAAACAATACATGGAAAATGTCTTCTCTGATCAAGAGAAGGCAAGAAGAAAAGAGGAAGAGAGGAAGGAACGTGAAGAAATGAAGAAAGAGATCACTCAAGACGTTCTTAAACAGGTTAATAGACAACAAAGAACGTCAATTCAATAGAATTAAAGTTAGTAACCTTGAAATGTCTCCTATAGTATGAACAACACTCACATCGAACACCCCGAAGACACCATTCTCACTGGTGATCTCAGTGTTTTTGACGTACTTTATGATGAAGCCACCATCTCTATGAAGATGGATGGTATGTCATTGGTTTGGGGTACTAACCCTGCCAATGGTAAGTTCTTCGTTTGTACCAAGGCCGCATTCAACAAGAAGAAGATTCGTCTTTGTTACACCACTGACGACATCTTTACACATTTTGGTCATCAAATTGAAGTTGTAGAGATTCTGTCATATTGTCTTAAGTATCTTCCTCGTACCGAGAACATTTATTGGGGTGATTGGCTTGGTTTCGGTCGTACTGATGTGATCACTCAGAACACTCTGACTTATGTGTTCCCTGAGGCAATCAGCCAGAAACTTGTTATCGCACCTCACACACAAGTTTTTGTCACTCAGGACAATCTTTTGTGCAATGCAGTGTGTAAACCACTGACTGAGACATTTGTTGACACCTCCATCATCAAGTGGGTGCAACCTTGTGTTGATCGTCTGGGTCTAAAGTCTGATGTTCCTAACATCAACACTGACAAGATCAAGTTCCTGACTAACAAGGAAGCAGAAAAGGCTAAGACTGCTATCAATGCACTGATCAAATCTGGTCAGAGTCTGACACCAGGTGATCAACCTAAGTTGATTGACATTCTGGGTTGTCCTTTTCTCACTAACTTGTATCTCCTTGTGATTGACATCAAACATGAGATTATGGACTCACTGATTGTGAACGATGCACCTGAAGCTTATCTTCCTAATGGTCAAAAATGTGAGGGTGAAGGTTATGTTCTTCACTCTGTCTCTCATGGTTCAGTGAAACTGGTCGATCGTACCGAGTTTGCTTATGCAAACTTCCATAATGGGTTCGGTGTTTGAATTAGTAACCTCGAAAGGTCTTTATTATTAGATTCGTACCGTTATGACTGTTACCACTAAGAAGTTTTTGACTGATCAACTTAAGTTGATTATGTCATTGACAGATGAACAGGTTAATATCTACACCCGTGAGACAATGTTCAAGGTTGTGGAAGATCTTTCGGGTGGTATTTGTTGGGCAAGTTCACACAAAATCGATGACACTGGTGCTCTTCTGACACCACAAGCATTTTTGAAGTGGAGTGAACATCCTGAGAAAACTTTGACGAGTGTGATTGGTATGAAGGTCAAAGGTGGAAAGAGTTTGACTAAAGAACACTTTGGTGGTGTTCGTAGTGGCTCTAA